ATGCGTGAGTTTGGTCAAGTGCCTTCCTCGCTTTGGTTGCGCGAGGATTTGTCGTTCCACGCTAAGGCACTCTATGCGTATTTGCTCAGTAGCCCGCATGCGAATTTCCTGGGCTGCTTTTTGTGCAGGGAGGGCTATGTCGTCGCCGATACGGGGATGAGCCGCGCGGCGGTGCGCCGGGGCTTTGCCCAGCTCGAGGCGGCGCGGCTGGCCTACTGGCTGGGGGCCTGCGTCTACCTGCCGGGCCAAGTGGCGGCGGCGGTGCCGCGCAATGAGTCAGTAGTGGCCGCGCGGCTGGGTTGCTGGCGCGAGTTGCCGGAGGGCGAGGCCAAGGCGCGGGTTGCCGCCGAAGTGCTCGCCCATTACGATAAGCTCAATGACAGGCAGCGCGGTGAGTTGAGTGCTTATGTGCGCGGGGCTGCGCAGGCGGCCCTTCCCCCTCTGGCGGACATTAATGCGGACATTAATGTAGACACCGATGCGGACATAAAAAGGGCGGATAGTAGAGAGAGGATAGTAAAGAATACCCCCCATAGCCCCCCACCGGCTGCGGCGGCTGCGCCGCCTGCGCCTCTCGGGGGGCGGCCTGTGCCTTACTTTTCGGCTCCTTTATTTCCCGAGCCGAGAAAGGCCCCTGCGCATGCTCCGCCGGAGTTGGTAACGGCGATTTTGGTGGTCACGGGCAATGACCCTGCCAAGGCGACCGCGCCGCTCTTGCGCGTGGCGAAAAAGTCGGTCGCCGCCTTGCTGGCGGTCGAGCCGGACTTGTCGCCCGATAGCTTGGCCGCCGCGAGCGCGGCGTATCGGCGAAAGTACCGCGATTGCGTGATTACCCCGCGTGCCCTAGCTCGGAATTGGTCAAACGTGGCGGGCAGTGCTGCGCCGCCGAGCGGGTCAGGCCGCGCGGGGGCCGCCTCGCTGGACCCGTACTGTGCGCCGCCGCCGGACTGGCGCGAGGTGCTGGCTAGGCTGCATAACCTTGATTTAGAGGCTCTTAAAGGGCGTGAGTGGGTTGAGCTAGGCACCGACTTGCGAAAGGGCGTCTTGGCTGAGCGTTTGCGTGCGGCTTCGTCGTGCCGGGAGGAGGTGTGTGATGGTCGCTGAGCGGGGCAGTGCCCGTTTCTTGGCCGAGCTGCCGCATAGCGTGGAGGCCGAGACGCATGTGCTGGCGTGCTGCCTGATTGACGGGGCGAGCGCAGAGACGATTTCCCTGTGCGTGTCGCGGGGCTTATCGGCTGCGGCGTTTTACGCCGCGGGTAATCGGCTGCTCTACGAGCGCATGGTCGAGCTGTACGAGACGCGCGGCCAAGTCGATATTGCCGTTTTGGCTGAGGAGCTAAGCAAGAAGGGCGAGCTGGAGCGTGCGGGCGGCCTTTCGGGCTTAAGCTCGCTGGCGATGTCGATTCCCACCACTGCGCAGGCGGCCTATTTCATCGAGCGCGTGGCCGAGCTGCACTTACTGCGCGAGCTCGTCCGCGTGGGCGACTCGATACGCAGCCAGTGTCTCGCCCACGCCGAAGGCTCGGTGGGCGAGCTTGTTGACCAAATCGAGAGCGAGCTGTTCGAGGTCTCGCAGCAGCGCATCCGTGGGGCAGTGCCTACCTCCTTTTCTGCCTATGTGGAGGAGAGTATGGCGGTATTCGCGCGGATGCAGGCGCGAAAGTACTCGGTGACGGGGGTGCGCAGCGGCTTTCGCGATCTGGATGCGCTGACCTATGGTTTTCAGCCGGGCGAGATGGTTGTCCTCGCCGCCCGCCCCAGTATGGGTAAGACCGCGCTCGCGCTAAACTTTGCGGAGGCCGCCGCGCTGCCCCCCGCCCGCGCCGATTTACCCCCCGTTGCGACCCTCATCTTCTCGCTTGAGATGAGTGCGCAGCAGCTCGCCCAGCGCATGCTTTGTGCCCGTGCGCGGGTAAATATGCACCACCTGCGCGAGGGCTTTATTAGCCGCGAGAGTGCGCAGCAGCTCGCCCTCCAAAGTGCCGCCACTGAGCTCAAAAAAGCACCCCTGTTTATCGACGATAGTTCGCAGCTCTCGGTCATGGAGCTGCGGGCAAAGGCGCGGCGCGTGCACCAAAAGACGCCCTTGGGGCTCATCGTCGTCGATTACCTGCAACTGATGAGCCCGAGCGACCCGCGAGCCCCCCGCGAGCAGCAAGTCGCCGAGTGCAGCCGTGGGCTTAAGGCACTGGCCAAGGAGCTGCACGTGCCCGTCATCGTGCTTAGCCAGCTTAACCGCGCTGCCGAGCGCGACGGGCGGCCCGCGCGGCTAAGCGACCTGCGCGAGAGTGGCGCCATCGAGCAAGACGCCGACCTAGTCCTCCTGCTGGGCCGCCCTCCCGTGCCTGAGGGGGCGCGAGGCAGTGCCCCCGTGTCCGCGCCGCCGCCCGCCGAGCTCACGATTGCCAAGCACCGCAACGGCCCCGTCGGCGAGCTGAAGCTGAGCTTTATCAAGGAGCTCACGCGCTTCGAGAGCTACCACCCCTGAGTTTTTCCCCCTTCCCCACTGCGGCGAGTGCGCCGCAGCACACAACAATAACAACGACAACCCGATAATCCCCCACTGCCCTATGTACATCCCCCTAAACTCGCCCGGTGTATGCGCCTCGCCTCCCGAGCCCTTGCCTGTGGGCATGCCCACCTGGCGCGACATCCCGCAAAACATCCGGCTGCGCTCGCGACTGGCTCGCGCTTTGCGCCGCCGCGTGCGCCGTGCTCGCGTGTGGCTCGGCCTGGACTGGCCGCTCGGTATCGAGCACGCCGCCGAAGCCCTGCACTATAAATTCCAAGTCGCCCGCGACCAAAGTGCCCGCGAGCCGAAAGGAGGCGCGAAATGAGTGCCGCATTTGCCGCAAAGCCCCCGGCGGCACCCGGCTTCGCTCGCCGCGCCGAAGAAATCTGCAATAGCGCCGCCCAAGCGTATCTCTGGGACGACCGCAAACTGACGACGTACGAGTTTCGCTACGCCGCTCGCCGCGAAGAGAGTAAAGCAGAATTCGCGAACAAGTATCGCGCGGAAATCGAATACTACCTGCCGCACTTTACTAAAACACACGGCCCGCAACGCGCGGACGACTTAAACAGCCTGGCTCAATTCATTAAAGAGTGCGCGGCCTGCTTCTCGTATTTATCCGCTCTCGATAATGGAAACCGCACCGCCCTTTGCTTTGATAACGATACCGATAAAATCTGGACCCAGCGCATGCAGCTAGAGGAAGTCCAAGAGCGCATAGAAGAACTACAACGCGAACTCGACGAAGCACAATCGCATTACAACCAACTCGCACGCGAGCTAGAAGCCGCCGAAAAGGCCGAACAACGGAAAGGAGGCGCACAATGAGTACTGCGACTAATGTCGATAACGCTTTGGGCACCTCGCCGCTTAGTGAAGAGCAGCTCCAAACCCTCGTCAGTGACTACTATTTGCACCAAGTTGCGCAGACGCGCATCGACTACATCCCCCTGCATGGAGACGGGATGATTACGACTCCCTTTGAGTATAGGGTAGGCGATCCTATCGTGGTGCAAGTAAGCAGTGTGGATGAGGACGTTTTGTGCTTTAGTGATTTAGGCGCAATAAATGAGCACCTCGCGCAGCTTGCCGCAGCGTATTCCGAAAAGCAATACGAAGCTGTTTTTGCTATGGTTAAAGCCCTCGCGGTGTGGGAGCATTTACGGTATGACCCTGTAGAAGGCTTATATTACGAGCGGTTGCGTGAGGATTTTACGCCCGCACTGGGTCATTTTATCCAAGCGGTAGTAAAACTAGACGGGCTTGTTCGCTGCTTGCTTATGGACGCGAGCTTTGGGCGAGCGTGCCTAAGAGAAATTAAGGGAGGGGGCTTATGACCCCGTGCGCCTTACTCTACTGCGAGCGGCCCTGCGCTCGCAGCTCGGCCATGAGCGCGTCGAAGCGCGAGTCAATCTTCGCATCGAGCCTGTCGATGCGTGCTTCGAGCCCGTCCATACGCTTGTCGAGCCCATCCATACGCTTGTCGAGCCCGTCTATACGCTTGTCGAGCCCGTCCATACGCTTGTCGAGCCCGTCCATACGCTTATCCAAGCGGCCCTCGCTTGCCGAAAGCAGGGTCAGAGACAAGCCCGCGAGCGCGAGTGCCGCGCCAAGTATCCAAAGAATCATGCGGTTCTCTGCGCCCCGCACATCCGCCTTTGTGGCGAGCGCTGGGGTCAGTGACTCCCTGTGTGCTTCGAGCACCGCGACGCGCTCCTCCAGTGGCACGACGCGAGAGGCTGGCTGTGAGGCACTCGCGTGGGCAAAAGAGTGTGCAGGGATATTCGCGGTTTGGGCCATGAGGCTTACCTATGCGCCGTGCACGCACTTACAAGCCCTATTGCCCCGAGCCGCGCCGCGCGGCCCGCGCGCCGGCTTCTTTGCGAAAGGAGGCTCGCGCTAATGGCGACGCATCGGCCCCCCAGTCTATCGGGCCTGCGCCCGCGTGCTGCGCCGGTGTGTCCGCGCGGGCGCGACGCGGCGGGCGCGGTGCTGCCCGCCCTAGAGGCCCGCCGCGAGTCGGCAGCCAAGCGCGGCTACGGCCACCGCTGGGCGCAGTGCCGCAAGCGCGTCCTCGCGCAAAGCCCGCTGTGCGCTGCGTGCCAGAAAAAGGGCCTGTACGTGCCCGCGAGCCTCGTTGACCACATCGAGCCGGTGCAAAGCAGTGCCGACCCGAAATTCTATTGCCTGTCCAACCTGCAACCCCTGTGCCGGGCCTGCCATGCGAAGAAGACTTGGGGCGACACCCGCGCGGGGCGTAATCGCCATGCCGGTAAAGTGCGCCGCGCGGCGGTGCCTGCAACCCCTGTGACCGCGCCCACGATTACTATTTCCTATGCTTAAACTACCGTTCCCGCGCCCTGTGCGAGTGGCCCCCGCCGAGAGGCCCTTCGCAACCCCTAGCCCTCCATCTGTATAACCGATCATGGGAGCCCGAGGCCCACTACCCCGCAGTGCCAGCGGCCAAGGCGAACTTACGCTTATGGCGATGGATGGCACCCCCATCACGCCCCCTCCCCTGCCGCCCCTGCCGGAGCCCGCCCCGTGGCTTGGCACTGCGGCGAAGGCGGAGTATAGCCGCGTATCTGAGATGCTCGGCGAGCGGCTCACCAGTGCCGACTACGCGCTTCTTTGCAGCTACGCCCAAGCCTACGAAGAAATCGCCCTGCACAGTGCCGAGCTGCCCAAGGAGGGCTACTACTTCCCCGGCACTCGCGGGGCGGTCGCCAACCCCCGCCTGCGCGCCCTAGAGATTGCCCGCAAGACCCTTATGGACTGTGCAAATGCGCTGGGGCTTACCCCCGCCAGCCGCCAGCGCATCCAGAGTATCCGCCCCGCTGCTGGCGGCGGCGGCCCGGGCTCCGGTGCGCCCTCCATCGGCCTGCAATCGGCCCTGCTCCTTGAGGGGGAGTGGAGCAGTGGGGCGGGCCTCCAAATCGATAGTGCCTAGTGTGCGCGGGCGTACACTGGGGGCCCTTGGCCGCGCCTCTCGCAGTGGCCTTTGCGGCTCACCTCTTTTTTGTTTTTCATCCCCACACCCACACCCTCTATCCCCTGTGAGAAAGCCTGAAAAATTCCTCAGCCCTAAGGAGCTCTCGCTTGCGCTCGAAGAGAGCGGCGTGCACACGCTAAGCCCCAAGTACTGCCGCCTACTGGTGGCCGCCATCCGCGAGGATTGGGGGGTAGGCAGTGGCATCCTGCTGGGCACGCACATCCGCCTATCAGTCGCGCTCGGCTGGCTCTTAACTCATCCAGAGTGGAGGCCGCGCGCTCGCGCGGCCCGCGCGGTTACTGGGCGAAGTGGCGGCGCGTCTAGTCTTGAGTATAGCCCCCGCGCCCGATGAGTATCCGCCCCCGCTGTTATCTCGCGCCCTGCGCCTGCTTTGCTCTCAAGCCCCCCTGCCCTATGAAAACGCGCCCTGTGTCTTACCTGTGGGACTGCTGCTTTTGCTTAGCCGCAGCAGCACTCTTGGCCGCCTGTGGTGGCTGTGCTACGGCTGCCAAAAACTTCGCCGAAGGCTGGAAGCGCGGCCCCGCCTATTCCGTAGCCCGCGCGCACGCTGGCACTGCCTTTGAGCCCCTCTATGGGGCCGAGGGTGCCTACATGGGCTACACCCAGAAAGTCGGCAAGTACACCTTCCAGCACCTGCCTAATGGCACGATAATCGGTGTGGTCGAAGAGCTGCCCCCCCTAAAGTGGCAGGAGCACTACGACGAGCGAGGCCGCCTGATTAAAAAGACACGCTTGCGCTACGTGCATAAGGAAGGCGTGCCCCGTGGCACCACTGAGCCGCACACCACCATCCACTACCACTACAGCGCAGACGACGAACTGCTCGGCCACACCACCCTTATTCATAGAGAAGAAGGCTACGACCAAGCCGTGCATAACGACGCCCAAGGCCGCGCCCTGCCCCCTTACGCGCCCCTGCCCTGGGCGACCTCTCAAAGATGAGTGCGCAGCCTTCTGGTACATCCCGCGCCCTCGCGCCCCCCATCGATGAGAAGAAACGTGCGAGTGCCCGCCCACGGCGCCGCGCTAAGAAAACGCCCCCGCCGCCGTGGTATCTGAGTGCCGATGAGGCCGCGCTGATTGCTCAGGGCGACCCCGCCCGCGCCCTCGCGCAGCAGCTTATCGATGAGCCCGCCATGCACTGCCGTTGGGTGCATCTGGCGGTGCGCCGCCACTGCGCGGACTTAAAAGCCGCCTTGGCCGCGCCCGAAAAGTTCCCCTACCTCTACGTGCCCGAGTTGGCGGCGCGGCCCATCCGCTTTGCGGCCCAGTTTCGCATCTACAGTGGGGCCGATTATGGCAAACGCTTCGCGCTGTTGCCCTGGCAAAAATTCATCGTCTCCCAAGTCTACGGCTGGCGTGTACGCGCCAGCCCGCGGCGCCGCCGCTACACCTACGCCTATATCGAAGTGCCCCGTAAAAACGGCAAGACCGGCCTGCTCGCGCCCCTAGGGCTTTACCACCTGTGCTTTACCCCGCAAGCCAGCGTCGCCCAAGTCTACTCGGTAGCGACCAAGGAGGATCAAGCAAAGCTCGTCTGGAAAGACGCCATCCGGCTGCTTAAGACTGCGCCGCGCTGGGCGGCCCTGTTTCGCGTGCGCACCCGCCACCTCACCCACGGCCCCAGCGGCAGCGAGTGGGCCCCCCTAGGCTCTGACAGCCGCTCTCAAGACGGGCTGCGCCCCGATGTAGCCATAATGGATGAGCTGCACGCTTGGCGCGAGCGCGAGCTGTGGGACGTCATCAGCTCCGCCTTTGGCAGTGCCTACAGCCCCCTACTCTTCCAGATCACCACTGCGGGCACGGATACCTCGGGCATCTGCCGCGAGCAAGAAAGCCGCGTCATGGATGTGCTCAAAGCCGTAGAGCGCGGACGGTACACCGGGCTAAAAGCCGACCAAGCCACCTACTTCGGCTGCATCTGGACGCTCGATAAAGCCGATAAGTGGGATGACCCGCGAAGCTGGGCCAAGGCCAACCCCTCACTCGGCTCCGTAAAAAGCCTCGAAAACATGGAGCAGTTGGCCGCCTCGGCCAAAAAAAGCAGCGGCGCGCGCCGCGAATTTCTCCTCAAGCACCTAAACCTTTGGCAAACCGGTGGGGACGAGCCGCGCTGGCTCGACCCCCTCCAGTGGGCTAAGTGCGCGCGCGGCAGCTCGGAGCCGCGCGGCCCGCGCGAGCTGTGGGAGCGGCTCCGTGGGCTCAAAGTCTGGTGTGGGCTCGACCTCGCCAGCGTCGGCGATACTAGTGCCTTTTGCGCCATTGCCGAAGACCCCGAAGACCCCCGCCGCCTGCTTGCCGCCTGGCACTACTGGCTGCCCAGCGAGCAAATTAGTGCCCGCAGCGAGAAAGACGCCCAGCCCTACGACCTGTGGGCTACGGAAGGCTACTTGACCCTCACTCAAGGCTCCGTGACAGACGTCGCCCAAGTCGAGAGCGACATCGTCGAGACGCTACGCGCCTACCAGCTCCGCTGCGCGAAATTCGCCTACGACCCCGGCCATGAGCAAGGCGTCGCCCAGCGACTCCAAGACACCCACGGGCTGCCCATGTTCCTATGCCCGCAAACCTACACTGCGCTCGGCCCCGCGACCGACGAGCTCGAACGCCTCGTGGTGGGCGAGCGACTCGACCACGGCGGTAACCCTATGGCGGCGGCCCAAGCCAGTTGTGTCGTCGTGCGCACCGGCCCCTATGGCGGGCGCACTCCTGCCAAAGGCCGCTCACGCGGCCGCATCGACGGTATTGCCGCCCTGGTCGATGCGCTGGCCGCTCGCAGTGCCGAGCTCGACGAAGCCAGCCGCCCTAAGAGCTTCGCAGTGTACTTCGATTAAGGGCGCGGGGGTTTTTTGGGCTGCCGCCCCTAGGCGGTGCTTTGCGCACTAGTGGCCCTTGTTTTCGCGCAGGGCACCGAGCAGCTCGTCGAACCGCGCATCCATCTTCTCGAACCGCGCGTCTATCTTTTCTTCGAGCCTATCGACCCGCGCATTAATCCTGTCGGCACTGGTCTCTATCTTGGTGTCGAGCTTATCGATGCGGGCAGTGTTGGCGGTCAGTAGAGGCACTAGTAGGGCTGCCAGAGCCAGTGCGCCGCCAAATATCCAGAGCGTCATCCGTGTTTCTGCGCCGCGGCTCTCGGCCCTTACGTCGGCCTTAGTGGCCAGCGTGGGGAAGGTATCCTCCCAGCGCGTCTCAAGCACAGTGGTGCGCGTCTCAAGTGAGCCGCGTGACTTCTCGGGCGAGCGCGAAGCGGCCTGTTTGCCCCGAGTAGGGCGCCGTGCGAGCGCGGCAGTGTCGAAGTCGCGGGCATGACGCGGGCTAGGCTGTGTCATGCCCGCCTTGGGGTTGCAAGTGCCTTTTGGCCGCGCTGCGGCCACCCCCGCCGCCGCCGCCAAAGGCGGGGTAAAGTGGGCTTTTTTTTCCCTAGGCGGCGGCTCGCGGACTCGGCGATTCTGCGCGGCCACATGCCCGCGCAAAGTGCCCCCCGCCGCTCGCTGCTCACGCGCCTTTTCGGCCGTAAAGCCCCCCCGCCGCCCCCGCCAGAAAAGCGCGGGCTTATCCCGGGTGCGCTGGGCGATCTGCTCGGTACTGCATCGGGCGCGGCCCCGACCCCGCAAGTCGCCCTCGGCCTGCCCGCAGTCGCCGCCTGCGTGCGCCTCATTAGCGAGATGGTCGCGCGCTTGCCTGTTGGCCTTTGCCGCAAAGGCCCCCAAGGCCCTGTAGACTGCCCCACCCACCCCGGGCACCAAGTCATTAATTTCCCCAGCCAGCTACACCACTCTTTCGAGCTGCGCCGCCTCATCATGCTCGGGGCCCTGCTCGGGGGTAACGGCTACGCGCGCGTGCACCGCGCGAGCCTCGGCGAGCCCGCCGAGCTCGAGTGGCTTAATCCGGCCCGCGTGCGCGTCGATAGATTGCGCGGCACCCGCTTCCTCTCCTACCGTGTCGAGGGGGAAAGTAGGCTACTTACCACGCGCGACATCCTGCACATCCGCGCCCTATCCAGCGACGGCGTGCGCGGCCTCTCGCCGGTCACGCTGCTTCGCCAGAGTATCACTACCGCCCTATCCTTACGCGAACGCGCCTCGCGCCTGCTCGATAAGTCCGCCCACTTTAACGGCGTAGTGCAGCTGCCCCCCGAGGCTACCCCTGAGCAAGTGCAGCAAATGCGCGAGTTTTGGACACGCCGCCACCAAGGGCCGGGCACCGAAGGCATCGTCCCCATCCTCCAAGGCGCGGAGTTTAAGGCAATCGGCGGCATGAGTGCGGTGGATGCCGAGTTTTTAGAAAACCGCGTCTTCGAGCTCCAAGAAATCGCCCGCCTGTACGGCGTGCCCGCCTTCCTGATAGGCGACACTGCGGCCACCACCTGGGGCAGCGGCATCGAGCAGCTCAACCTCGGCTTCATCCACTACTGCCTAGACCCCTGGCTGATCAACTTTGAGCAAGTCTTAAATACCACCCTATTAACCCGCGAAGAGGCCGCGGGAGGCTACTTCTTTCGCTTCGACCGCGAAGAGCTCGGCACGCAGACCCTGCCCTCGCAATCCGCCTTCATCGGCTCCATGCGCGGCTGCGGCGTCTTTAGTGCCAACGACGCGCGTGAATGGCTCGGCTACCGCCGCGTGCAGGCCGCAGGCATGGATGACTACCAGACTATCCCCGTAGGCGCTGGGCCTAGCCCCTCTTACGAGCCCGTGGGCCCGCCTGATGCCTAAGCGGCCTTGGGGCTTTGGCCTTATCGGCCCGAGCGGGCTAAAGTGGGGCATTTTCCTAGTCGATTAAGGGCTGCTCGGGCCGCTCGTGTAGCGTTACTCTTATGGATAAATTCGCCGCGCCGCTAGTCCGTGAATGCCGCTACTTGGCCGAGCCTCCCGTGCTTGCGCGGGGGCCGAGCGGTGCTGAGGGCGCACAGGCACCGGGCGCGCCGGCTGATTTACCCGAAGAGCCCCTCGGCCGTGTCAAAGGCTACGCCGCGCTCTTTAACACCCGTAGCGAGAACCTAGGCTTCGGCGAGCACGCCTTTTACGAAGAGATTCGGCCCGGTGCCTTTGATAATCTCTCTTACGAAAACGTCGTCGCGCTCTTTAACCATGATTATAACCTGCCGCTCGCGCGGCACGGCGTGGGGCTCGACTTAGGCATCGATACGCGCGGCCTATGGTACGAGTTTGAGCTGCCCGACACCACCCTAGGCCGCGACCTGCGCGAGCTGCTTGGTAAGGGCATCATCTCGCAAAGCTCCTTCGCCTTCACTGTAGAAGAGGACGGCCAAGAGTGGGCCGAGAGCGCCGCCCAAAACGGCTCTGTGAGTACCCGCACCATTACGCGCATCAGTGCGCTCTACGACATCTCCCTAGTCACCCGCCCTGCCTACGCCGATACCACTGTGGCCCTGCGCAGCCTGTACGCGCACCGCGCCGCGCACGGCCAGCAAAAGCTCCCCCTTTCGGCCCGCGAGCTGGCCCCCGCACTGCGCGCCGAGGTCTACGCACTGACCGGCATCGGCCTTTCTGCGCCGCGCTAAGCCCTTAGTTTTTCATTCCCGTTAAGCCTAATAAAAAAAACCGACCAATGAGTATAAAATCCACTAACCTGCTGCGCGACCTTAATGAACGGGCTGACAAGCTGCGTAAGGAAGTCCGCGACCTCGATACGGCCAAACCCGAAGACCGCGAGAAAATCGAAAAAATCAGTGCCGAGCTTAGCGCAATCGGCGAACAAGTGCTCGCCGAGAGCCGCAAGCTCGCTGCCCTCGCTGCCGAGAGCGATACGCCTCCCAGTGAGTCGGAGGCGCGCGACCTCTCGCGCTTCGATTACGCGAAAGTCTTGCGCAGCCTGGTGCGCGGGCGCGGGCTCGACGGAGTCGAGGCCGAGATGGCCCAAGAAGGCGAGCGCGAGGTGCGCGGCGCGGGGCTGCCCTATGGCAGCGGCATTATGCTGCCGCGCGTAATCGTGCGCCGCAGCGGTGCTCGCGGGCTGCAAACTCGCGCTCGCGTCGCTGGCGACGCGGCCAAGGGCGGCGCCCTCGTACGCGACGAGTGGCGCGTGGGTATTTTGGATGACCTGTTTGCGCAAAGCGTCCTGCACCGAGCCGGGGCCACTGTCCTTGAGGGCCTTGAGGGTAACCTGCCCGTGCCGCGCATTATTAGCGACCCTGCCGACACCTCCTTTGTCGGGGAAACGGGCGCGGCGGTGAAGCAAAGCCCCACCTTCTCCACCCTAGTGCTTAGCCCTAAACGCCAATCCGCCTATATCGACGTCTCTGACCAGCTCTTGCTTCAGACTGGCGATGTCGTCGAGGGGGTACTGCGCGGCAACCTCACCAGTAAGCTCGGCGTACGCAGCGAACGCGCTTTCTTTCATGGCACCGGTAGCACGGAGCCCACCGGCATCCTCGCGACAGCAGGGGTAGGCTCGGTGAGCGGGGGCGCAGTCTCGCTAAAAATGCTCGTAGACCTAGAGACCGAAGTCGATGCGGGCGACGCGCTTAATGGCGCCCTTGGCTACTTTAGTAACGGCGCGGTGCGCGGCGCCCTAAAGCAAGCCCCCGTGGGCAACAGCACCGATAGCCGCCGCCTCCTAGAAGGTAATGCCGGGGAGCTAAATGGCTACCGCGCCCACTTTACCAATGTCATCAGTCGCACGCTGGGCAGCGGAAACGATAAGTCGGCCCTAATCTTTGGTAACGCTGCCGACTACTTCATCGGCTACTGGGGCGGCCTCGGGCTCGACCTGGAGCGAGGGCGCGAAAACGCCATTAATGGCCTCTATACCCTAGTGGCTAACGTCTACTGCGACGGCGGTGTGGGCCGCGCGGCCTCTTTCGCCGCCTGTACCTCTGTTACTGCCTAGTAATAGCGAGTTGTATAATAACCACTTTCCTACTACACCCGCCATGTTGTTGTCGATTATGTGCAGTTTGGGGATTATGGATCAGGGCGCGGGTGTAGTAGGATTAGAGAACCAGATAGTATATAATCGGTAAAAAGGTGTTGGTTTAATCGTTAAGTAAAACCCCCGCGCTTTGCCCTGAGGGGTTGGTAGCTGGCCACTCTGGCAGAGCGCGGGTAGTTTATATATATAAAAAACGCATAAATTTTATACTCATGAAAGTAGTCCTTCTTCGTAATATTCTTATAAATGGGCAGCATGCCGAGGCCCTTACCGAGCACGACCTTGATGACTCGACCGCGCTGCAATTAATTAGGCAGCGGCTCGCGGCCCTGCCTAAGCCTACGGGGGCGAGCCGCGCGCGTAAGGCCCGCGTGGTCGAGACCGCTTTTGCCCCCGCGCCTGAAGCCCTAGAGACCGCCGCCCTAGCCGCTACCCCGCCGCCTGCCAGCACACCGGCTGCCTAAAGGACTGCGGTAGGTCGCCTCGCGCCAAATAAAACCCCTCCTAAGAGCCTGATATGCTTACCTCCCTTACCTGCACAGCGGGCAGCACTATGCCCAGCGAGGTGGGGTTTCTGCTGGGCACGGCCGAGGTCGCCGAGGCGTTGCGGCTCTCACCTGGCTCCTACTCCGAAGCGTACTTAAGAACCCTAATCGTCTCCGCCATCCAGACCTTTGAGGCGCGTACCGGTTGGGTTCTGAGCACTACAGGCTACTACGCCTGGTACGACTCTTGGCCAAGTGAGCGCGTGCTTACCCTGCCGAAGTACCCCGTGTATGATATTACCGAGGTTCGGTTTCAGCAGGCCGAGGGCATGTGGGCTTCGATGCCGAGACGATTCTCGAAGGACAGGACGATAGATTGGGGTTGGGGCTGGGATACTATCTTTACTGAGCAATTAAATGATGGCTTTAGTGCCGTACCCGGCGCGGCTCACTGCGCCTTGTTACTGCCCCCTATTAATGAGCTGCCCGAGCTGAGAAAAGACGATCCGCAGGTAGTCAGAATCGCGTTCTACTTGTGGGGGCTGAGTGCGCTGCCCTCCTCGATAAAGACCGTGCTGTTTATGATGATTAGCGACCTGTACGACGGGCGCACCGAGCCCAACGCCGCCGTCGAAAGCCTCATCCTTAGCCACCGCCGCAGCGGCTTCGCCGGGTAGCTAAAAAGCCTCCCCCTCCTGTTATGTGCCGAGCCCTGCTTAATTACTCGCCCCTGCGCTGGCGCACTAGCTCGGCCATGAGTGCGTCGAGACGCGCATCGAGCCCTGCTTGCTGTGTGGCCAAGGCGTCGAGCTTCGCGGCGAGCTTGTCGATGCGGCTGTCGAGCTTGTCGATGCGGCTGTCGAGCTTGTCGATGCGGCTATCGAGCTTGTCGATGCGACTCTCGATCTTTGCTTCAAGTGAGTCCATCCGCGTATCGAGCCGCGCGTTTACTTGGTCTATGCGGGCGTTACTAGAGACCCATAAGCCCCCCGCTCCGAGTGCGAGGGTAAAGGCTGCGCCGACTATCCATAAGACCAGTCCGCGCATGTCTGCCTGCGTAGGCAGTGTGGGCACGGTCTCCTCCCAGCGCGTCTCAAGCACGGCGGTGCGCTCCTCAATCGAGGCGGCGCGCGGCGTATTATGCGCGTGCGCATGCCGCACGGTCTCACGCGTATTGCGCGGTCGGCGCGGAGTGTGCGAGGGCGTGGGCAGTGTCGCAGCTTGGGGCATCGTGCATACCCTGTTCGCTGCGCTGCCGCTTCGCAACCCCTTTTGTGCCCCTATCGCTGCGCGACCATGAGCCCCAAGCCGCAACCTCCCCTAGTCATCGAGCGCGGCCCTCACGGCGGCTTCATCCTAGTGCGCCGCCGCAGCGGCTTCGCCGGGTAGCTAAAAAGCCTTCCCCTTGTTATGTGCCGACCCCTGCTTAATTACTCGCCCCTGCGCTGCGTGCGAAGCTCCGCCAAAATCGCATCCAGCTTCGCATCGAGCTTATCGATACGGGTGTCGAGCCGCTCCTCTAGTTTGTCGATGCGTGCATCCGTGCGAGCGGCCAGCGCATCTATGCGTGAGGTGTTCGCCGAGATCATCGGCAAGATAGCAGCCAGCAGGGCTAGGGCTGCGCCAAATATCCACAGAATCAGCCGGTTCTCTGTTCCACGCACCTCGGCCTTTACATCGGCCTTTGTGGCGATCTGTTGCGCGTGCGTTTCGAGCACCGCGACGCGCTCCTCAATGGGCACATGCCGCACGGCGGCGCGGGTGCGCCTCGGGGCGTGTGGTGAGGGGGCAGGCAGTGTCGCAGCTTGGGGCATCGTGCATACCCTGCGCGGTGCCTGGCTCCTTCGCAACCCCTTTTATCCCCTCAAGGCCGTCCTGTGATGAGCCCCAAGCCGCAATCCCCTTTCGTCATCAAGCGCGGCCCTCACGGCGGCTTCATCCTAGTGCGCCGCCGCAGGGGCTTTCGCGAGCTCGTGAGCGACCCTAGATTTCGGCTGCTTTTCTTGGCACTGGCTCTGACGCTATGCGGTGCGCTTCTCGCGCTTACCGGCTGCGCTCACGCGCCCGCTTTGCGTGCGCCGCGCGTGCTCGTCGCCCCCGAGAGTGAGGCCGCACGGGCCCGAGAATCGGCGATTTCGGCGCATGTGGCCCAAGCCGCCGAGGATAATCAGCTCAATGCCCCCTCTTTGGCCCGCCAAGCCGTCGATTTGCAACTCCGAGCCGCAGGGGTAGGCCTACCCCTGCCTGAGCTTGGCGACGCGCAAAGGGCCGCTGCGCTCTCCGCAGCGGCCCACTCTGGCGACGAGGGTAAAGCCCACGGCGCACTTGCGGCGGCGCACTCGCGCATGGCCGCGCTCACTACCCAGCACGCCCGCGAGCGCGAGCTGCGAGCCCTAGAGCTGCAGCGCACGATTTCCGACTTTAACGCCGAGCTAAACGCCGCCCAAGCCGAGGCTAACCGCCAAGCCCAGCTACGCATCACCACGCTGTTCGCCCTCCTAGGCGGGGGCGTCACGCTCTTGGGCGTAGTCAGTGCCGTGACTGGGTGGAGTAGAGTAGGTGTCAGCCTCATCCCCGCTGGGGTCGCCCTCGGCGGCTCTGGGCTACTGTGGGGCCGCCCGTGGTTCCTGTACACAGTCGGCGGCAGTCTCGCGCTGTGCTGCGTAGCGGTCGGCATCCTCTGGGCCGTGCAAGTCTCAAGAAAGCGGGAGCAGCCCCTATAACGCGCCCTGAAGGGTTTAATCACTATGAAGCTCTATGTCTATGTTGTAGATTATTTTAAAGCCCACCCTGTGGCCTCTGGCTTTCTCGGGTCAGGCACCACGTTGGCGGCTGTCAATTGGGAACGCCTTACGGAAGTACAAGAGCGCATGCGGGCGGTTTTTTCCACCGCCTCGCTGGCCTGCACCCTACTCATCCTCTCCCCTCAAGTCTTTGATGCGGGCGTTAAATGGATGAGGCGATTACGCAAATGGTGGAGTAAAGCCCCTAAGAAACGGTCGCGCTGTTCGACGCGCCCCACCCGCGCTCTTAAACGCAAGCCCACCCGCGCTCGACGATGACTATCACTATTCCTACCCCTGCCTTCTTTGACTTGATTAGCTTTTTTCTCGGCGCGGCCTCGCTCCTCGGTGTCTTGTATGGAGTCGATCGCTTGCGCTCATGGCGCGGGCAAAGGCAGATGGCGCGCGTGAGAAAAAGCTCAGCGAGAAGAGAAGGATATGAGTAACATGCCCTACGCGGCCTTTAGCTCCCGCGGCCTGTTCTTGCTGCCTTTGGGTCGCCCCGCCTTTTGCGCATTGCGCTTCTGCGCGGCCAGCTTCGCGGGACTACGCGAGCGGCCCCCGATGCGCCCTAGAGCCGCAGCGGCTAGGCAGACGCCCTTCACCGGCGGCGGGATCGGGTTTCCCGTGCGTAGGTTTGACTCGATAGAAAGCTCCAAAAGCTCGCGGCACATAGCGGCGGCCTCAGCGGGGGTTTGCCCATCGCCCTTGACATGCTCCCAGCCGATTACCTCGGCGAGGAAGGCCCCGCCCGAGTTGAGTGCCTCGGGGTCGTAGTACGTGCGAAACTCGTAGTCGTTTAGATTAATAGCCATGATTCTTAAGCTCCTTCTTAAATTGCCGGACTTGGTAAGGCTTGGCCTCCCCGTTTTCGGATTGCAGATGCATCGGCTCCCAGCCCGCTTGCTCATAAGTGTCGTGACTGCCCACCGTGCGCGAGTAGCGATAGCCCACGCCTTTAACCGCGCCCTCGAAGTCGGCAAAGTCGAGATTACGAAAGCGTGTTTCGGCGAGGATTTTTGCGACAGTCTTCTTCCAGCGGGCCATGTGTTAAGGGGAAATAGAACCGCTTCTATTTAACAATGCCTAATTTCACTTTTCCATAGAAACCGCCGCTTCGCCATGTCCTTCATAAAGCCTCCGCCCATCCTCCCTGACCAAGTCGCGCAGTACTTCCCGCCTCTTGAGCCGCTGCAAGTGACACGCGGGCCGACCGGCTCGCCCGTGCGCAAGTTCGGTACGCCGATTCAAATCTGGGTGGGCGAGCTCACCGGCTTTACCGCCATGAGTGAGGCGACGACCGGCGGCGCACACCGCGCCCAGTTTGTCACCCGATTTATCACGCGCTACCGGCCCGACTTTTTGCCCAATGGGCGGCTCGAAGTGGGGGGCCGCAAGTACGAGCTGACGGGCATCACCCCCGCGCCCCACACCGCACGGCGCACCTACCTGCACCTGCACGCTATCGCCACACGATGAAGCGTTGAACTGTGCCGCATTTGCCACTGCATCCTAAACATGCTTTCCCAAGCCGACCCGCTCTTGCGTGAGTTCCTAGATGGGCCGCCCGTGTGCGTGCTCGGCGGCACTGAGTTTGCCAAGCAAGCCAGTGCCCAAGCTCCGCTTTATCGCCGCGTCGCGCAGTGGTATCGGGAGAATGGATATGCTGTGGTTGCTGCGCCCAAAATCGGCCCTGTGGCGCTTGATGAGCGCGCGGTCACGCGCAGCATTCGCCATAGTAAGCGGCTTAACCGGCCTAAAGTCGTGGGGTTTGCGGCCGTGCCTGCGGTTTTGACGTATGGACGCATTCTACACAGCGAGCCCTTGCGTGGAAGTAAGGACGACGGGCGCGTTCTCTACATAGGTGCCCCGATACAACTAGCATTCACCGACTTTATCGCCGTGGTTATGGTCAAGAAAGACCGTCACGGCGCGCGCATGTATCTACACAACGTCATCGCCAAAGAAAAACTCCGGCACTCTGCACATACAAGCGGCGGAGACCAACCTGAAGGGCTGGCGAGCGACACGCAATTGGCAGAAAAAGCCGGAGTCGTGTGGACGCTGCTCGTGCACCTCTATACTGTCAACCCCGAATCAGCCGCCCGCCCATGAACGCCAAGACTCGCCTCGCCTTGATTACCCGCCTTGCCGCGCATCCGCTCTTGGGTGCGCCCGAAGTCTCGCTGTGGAGTGGCCATGCGCCCGACGAGGCACCCGCGCCGGTGGTGCTGCTCACGCTCGATAACGACAAGCGGCTGCTCAGTCACTCCGGCCCCGTCGGTCTCGCCGAGGCCTCGCTCTCGGTAGACGTGTGGGCCGAGGATGATGAGACCGCGCTGGCCCTGCGCGAGGCGGCGGTCGAGCAGCTCCACGGCTTCGGGGGCGAAGTGGTGGTTGACGATGGTAAGGGCGGCACCGATACCGCCGAAATCACCCACTGTATCCACGAAGCCAGCAGCGAGGACTACGACGCGCAGAGTAACCTTGCACACGCGCAGGCGGCCTTTGCGCTCGGGTATAGGGATTGAGGCCGGGCCCTTGGGCGTCTTGCCAGTGGGGTTAAAGTGGGGCAGCTTTTGCGCTGAAAAAGCCGCGGCACTGCCGCGCTATAGTTGGCCCTATGGCTTACGGACACACTTACGGGCTTAAGCTCGAAATCTACGACACCGCTAACACCGCCTATGTGGTCGTCGGCGGCGTGCAATCAATTACGCCGCCCTCGGTGAGCGCGGGCGACCCTATCGAGGTGACTAACCACACCTCGCCCGGGGGCTTTCGCGAGCACATCCACAGCCCCCTCTTCGAGCTCACCGAAGTTACGGGTAATATGTATACCGACATCACCGACGCGGGGCAAAACCTGCTTCGCGCAAGTATCGGCTCTACGCAACGCTTCAAAATCACGCTGCCTAGCCGCCCGGGCCAAGCCGTCGAGTTTAACGCCGTGGTCTCCACCATTACTAACGGCACCTTCGAGATGGAAAGCGTCGATAGCCAAGACTTCACCCTAAAGCCCACCGGCCAACCCATCTAATCGATGAGTACTCAAGCACCGACGCTGACGCTTAATGGCCAAGGATATCCCCTGCGCTGGGATTATGCGGCCATCTTCCGGCTTATTGAGGCGGGCCGGGAAACCGCCCTAGAAGAGCTGCAAACTAAGAAAGGCTTTAAGGCCGCAATCGAGCTACTGTGGGCGATGCTCGATTGCGAGGATGCCGCTCGGGCCTTGCCCTCTGATAGCCCCCAAGCACTGGCGCGAGCCCTCGGCACGGAGGGCCTAAGCCCTGAGCACTTGATCGCGCTTTTGAGCGCGGCCTTGGCCGAAGGCGAGGCCGCCCTAGACGCAAAAAAAAACGCCGCTACGAACACCTCGCTTTCGCCCGGGTCGAGCTCGGGCTCATGCTCCCCGAGCAAGAGCTTCTGGCCATGACACCCGCTCAGTGGCAGGCGTATATCGACGCGCATGCCCGTAAAGAGGCACGCGAGCGCGCGTGGGAAGCTCGGCTTCACGGGCTGCGCCACAAAAGCGGACGCGCCCTTAGCGCAGAGGACTTCCTGCCGCGCAGCGCAAAGCCTTGCCCAGGCACGCCCGAGGGCGTCTTCGCCCAGTTCGCCGCCGCCTTCGCGCCTATTCAGAAAAATAAAGCCCCCGCGGCCCCTACCCCATGAATACCAAGCTTACCCTCGTATCTAAAGGCGATGACTCGGTGGGCGAAGTCGCCGCGCGGCTAGGCCGCCTTGAGGAGGGCCTGCGCGGCCCCGCCATGCAAAAAGCCCTCAATGCGGGCGGCGCGGTGCTGATGAAGGCGGTGAAAAAAAACGTGCGCAAGGTTAAGGACACGGGGCTGCTCCAAAGTAAGGTAAAAATCGTGCGCAAGACCCGCGCCAAGCGGCTCTCCGAAGGCTGGGTGGGTATCGGCGTAGAGACGGGCGAGTTTGCGGTCATCCGCTCCGATAATCGCGGCGCAGGCGCGGCTCGCTTAGTCGAGGCTATGCCCGCCAAGTACGCCAACATAGTCGAGCACGGCGGCCACTTCGGAGCCCCGCGCAGTAAGGGTAAATACACCCCCCCTCGGCCCCTGTTTAAGGCCGCGCTGGCGGCCTCGCAGGCAGGGATCGAAAAGGCGGTGCTCGCCTCGCTCGATAAGCAGATAATCGCCGCGATTAAGAAAGGCCGCGCCCGCTAGGATGTGTGCGTGTTTATAAGCCGCGAAAAAATAGCACGATAAACCCGATGCCTGCTAGGGCTCCCAGTACCCAAGGGTTAAGCAGTAGCCATAATAAGATGACTAGTTGCGTGAGGATGCCCCCGCCCTCCTCGTGCGCTGCCTTGGCCTTATCCTGCTTCATATAAGCACTAACCCTAAGCCCCTTTTTTTTTATGGCCAAGAAATTAAAAATATCGGTGGCACTGACGGCGGTCGCCAACACCGCCGCAGTTAAGCAGTTTAATAAAGACCTACGCGCCACTCAATACGCGCTTCGCCAGCTCCAACCGCTGCTCAATGTAGTGAAAAAAGGCATGCTCGGCCTCGGGGCGGCGGGCTACGCCTTCGCTAGCCTTGCAAAAAGTGCCAATGCACTCGGCCAAGAAGTCTCGAAACTGGCGAGCGCGACCGGCGGCTCTACCGACGACCTGCAAGTACTGGGCCGCGTCGCCGCGAAAAATGGGGCGAAGCTCGAAGACATGGGTAAGGCCGTCCTCTCGCTGACCAAGAGCACCGATGCGGCTGCCAAGGGCAATAAGGGCCTCTCCGAGCGTTTCGCCCGGCTCGGTATCGATATTGAGAAGTTTAAGACGCTCTCGCCCGAGCGGCAGATGGAGCGGCTGGGCATGGCGGTAAATGCCGCCAGCGACCAACAAGCCGCGCTCGCCGATGTCATGGCCCTAGTGGGCACCGACGCTGCGCCCAAGCTGATGAAGTCGCTCCAAGCCCTCGGGGTGGAGGGCTTCGACCGGTTGAAGGAAAAGGCCCAAGCGGCCGGTGAGATCATGAGCGCGGAGACCATAGAGGCACTCGACCGCGCCGACCAGCAGCTCAGCGAGCTGGGGCACCGCCTAAAGGTCTTTGCGGGCGAGTGGAGCGAGGGCGCCATGCTCCTGTACGACGTCTACATAAAAAGCGATAAGGTGCTCGATGCGGGCGAAAAGGCCCTCGCTCTGCGGCGAAAGTTCGACGGGGCTACCAATTACCGCGTCGTGGCCGCCGCGCTGGACGCGGCCAGTGCCAACCTAGAGGAAGGCACGGCGGCGAGCGCACGCTTCTTTTTAAAAGATGCGAGCGCGTGGATAGAGCAGGCGCGGGCGGGCGCATTTGGCGATTCGAAGGCCGATGCCAAGCTCGTCGCCCGCTACGACGCGCTCGCGAAAAAGCTCGGTAACCGCGTATCGCAGATGCAGGCGCATAGCGAGCGGCTTAAGGAAGTCGCCGCCGAGACCGCGAGCGTAACCGGCCAGCTCCTCGGCCCTGTGAGCTCGAAAAGCGTGCTCGCCGAGTGGGCAAGTAAAGACCGCGAAGCACTCGATGCGCTCGGCTCATCGATTACGGCGGGGCTTGCTAAGATGGATGAGGAGGTCGCCGCCGCCAAGGATAGGCTCCTAGAGCAAGTCGCCTCCATTGAGTTTTCCCAAATGACGGAAGGCCAGCAACTGCTTAGCCAGACCGAGCAACTGCGCTCCCAGCTCGAGCAGTTTTATGCTGCGGGCATCCTCGGCGCGACGCAGTGGGCCCAAGCCCAAGACGCGCTCGCAGGGCAGATGGAGCGCGTGGAAAAGCTGCTCGCAGACGAGCAAAACGCCGCCGCCTTCGAGGCACTAGGTGTCGGGCTTAAGGAGCTGGTCGGCGAGTTCGAACGGCTCGACGGCGTCATTGAAAACCAGCTCTCCGGCGCGATTAAAGATTTCGTGGAGACGGGCACCGCCGACATGAAAAAACTCGGCCAGTCGATCCTAAACGAAGTCATCCAATCGATGCTCAAAGCCCTCGTCTTAAAGCCGCTTTTGACCGGGCTAGGCGGCATGTTTGGGGGTAAGGCTGGCGGGTTATTTAGCGGGCTGGGCGGCGCAATGGGCCTGCCCAGTATCCCCGGTAAAGCTCTCGGCGGGCCAGTCACCGGCAAGCGCGCCTACCTAGTCGGCGAGAAGGGCCCCGAACTGTTTATCCCGCCGCGTAGTGGCACGATCATCGACGCAAATAAGACTGCCGCAGCGCTGGCCGCCGATACGGCGACGGGCGGCGCGGGCGGCCCGCAAAATGTCTATCACATCGATGCACGCGGAGCAGATGCCGGAGCGGTAACGCGCCTCGAACACGCGCTGCTAAAACTGGCCGGGCCGGGCGTCGTCGAGCACCGCGCCCACGCGGCGCAAGCCGACCGCGCACGCCGAGGCTAGGGCGAGGGCGGCCTCGCCTTCTTGGCACGGGCGTGCAGCGAGTTATGCCGCAATAGCCGTAGGCCGAGCGGCCAGCGAACCGCTCGCTAATTTCGGTTCGGACACTGTCCGCTTGCGCGGGCGACCGCCGAGCCGCCCATTGCGCCGCACGGCCTCCAGCTTCGCGGGGCTCTTCGACTTGCCCCCAAGCCGACCAAAGGCCGATGCGGCCAAGGAGACGCCCTTCACCGGCGGCGGGATCGGCGCGCCATCTTCCAGTGCGCACTTAACATGAATCCACAAAACCTCGCGGCACATCCGCGCCGCCTCATCGGGGCTTTGCCCGTGCCCTTTCACATGCTCCCAGCCGATAACCTCGGTGAGGAAACAGCCTCCCGAGTTGAGCCCCTCGGTGTCGTAATAAGTGCGAAACTCGTAGTCGTTTAAGTTAATAGCCATGTCGTTTAAGCTCCTTTCTAAAGTCTCTTACTTGGTAGGGAATCGCCTTTCCGTTCTCTGGGAGAATAACCATTCGCTCCCAGCCGTCTTGTACGTAAACCTTGTGGCTGCCCTCTTGGTTTTTGAAGCGAAAGCCTACGCCTTTTATCGCGCCCTCGAAGTCGGCGAAATCCAGCGAGTGAAAGCTCTTCGAGTTCTGCGCGGCGAGAATCTTCGCGATCGTCTTTTTCCAGCGGGCCATGCATATGCTAGAAACCTAACGGCTTTAATTCAGCAAGCCTTTTCTCACTTTTTCTAAAAGATGCCTACTCGTAGCTGCTGGCAGCGTGCTGCCTATCGCTGCTGTTTTGGGTTGTTCACGCGCTCGATAATCGAGCGCAACCCCGGTTGTGCGGCGCGGGCAAAGGCGGACGATAAGTGCCGTGCGGGCCGGGCGTCGTCGAGAAACGCGCCCACGCGGCGCAAGCCGACCGCACGCGCCGAGGCTAGGGCGAGGGCCAAAGTGGGTCAACTTTGGCGTAGTGGGCGCGGGTGGGCCGCGTGCTTGCTTGTGGCCCCGTGGCAGTAACCCTCCCAGCAGACCTACCGATTTCGGCCATAGAGCTTTTGCCCAATACGGTCGTGGGCGTGTCGCGCTCGCACTTTACCGGGCACTCCCAAATCTACCGCTGGCCCGGGCAGTGGTGGGAGGCGCGGGTCACCCTGCCGCCCATGCACTGGGAGACTGCGAAAAAGTGGGTCGCCTTCCTCACCTCAATGAACGGGCCGGAAGTCGCCTTCGACCTGCCGCTGTATCACTCGTTTCGCAACAGCGGTATCACCGGCTCGGCGGCTCACGGCTGGAAGGTCGGCTCGGGCGCACTCGCGGGCTCGGCCTGGCTACCCGTCGCGCGTGTCGCGGGCTCTACTGCCGCCGGGGCCCCGGTAATCGGCGACTACCTGTATGTCTCCACAAGTACCAGTGCGTACCTGCACCAAGTCGTAAACACTATCCAGACCGACGGGGCGGGGCACGCCACCGGCTTTAACGTGTGGCCACGGCTGCGCGGTAACTTCACCGGCCACGCGCTTGCCTTTGTAGCAGTGGGCTCCTTCCGCCTAAAGCAGGCCCCCACCTTCTCGCTCGATGCCGCGCGCATCATGGAGGGGCTCACCCTCGACCTTATCGATGCGGCGGACATGTAGCCCAAGCCCCGCCCTGCCATGACGCCCGCTTTTCACCCAACCTTGAGCCCCGCCGCCGCGCGGGCTCGCCGCGCCGCCCAATAGAAAGCTCGAAGCCCCCTTGAGAAACCTCCCCGCCAACTTCGCCCCGCGCTTAAACGACCAAGTCCTCGCGCCCGCCTTCTTCGTACACCTAGACTGGCCCCAAGGCCCCGTGTACCTGTGGGGCGGCTACGGGAACATCACCTGGGGCGGTAAAACATGGGTAGGTACCGGCGACCTTGGCGGCATCTCCCCCATAGATGAAACCGGCGACCTCGCCGCAAACGGCGTGCAACTGACCCTCTCGGGCATCCCCTCGGCGGCCATAGCCGCCGCCTTCTCTGTCGATTTCCAAGGCTGCGCCGGGCGCATCTACCTAGGCCTATTTAGCGCGGACGGGCACCTCCTAGATACCCCTGCTACCCTCTTCGACGGGCTAGTTGACAGCTCCGCATTTCAAGACACCGGCCAGACCTCCACCATCACCGTAAACTTGGAAAAAGAACTCATCGACCGGCGCGACGAAGTGCGACGCTTCACCCACGAAGACCAGCAAATCGATCATCCCGGCGACCACTACCTCGAGTACGTCCCCTGGCTCGCCCAAAATCAAATCTACTTCGGCCCCTACAAAGCCGGGGCCTCCGCCCCCCTGTCTATCCCCCAAACCCGCTTCGCCATATGAGTGCCCCCGCTGCGATCCCGCCCGCAAAGCCCCCGCCGAGTGCGCCCCCGCCGCTGCGCCGCGAAGACTGGCCCGACACCCTGCGCCGCTTCCTGGCCGCCCGCGCCGATCGGCCCTTTGACTGGGCGACAAATACCTGCTGCCACCTCGCCGCCGACTGGGTCTACCACATGAGCGGCGTGGCCCCCGCCCGCGCCTTTTTCGCCCAATCCACCAGCCTGTTGACTGCGCAGCGCCTCCTTAAAAAAAAAGGCGGCGTCGCAGGCTTAGTCACCCGCATCGCCCACAAGCACCACTGGCCCCAAGTGCCCCCCACCTACGCACGTAGGGGCGACCTAGTCCTCTTTAAAGACACCGCTGGCCTATGCGCCATCGGCATCTGCACCGGTGAAACCTTCGCCGCAGTGGGCCCGGGCGGCCTCACCTATCGGCCTATGACGCAAGCCACCCACGCCTTCCAAATCGGGTAAAAAGCCCCCGCACACGCTGTCTGTCATGTCACTTGTCGAGCTGCTCTTACCGCCGCCCATTATTGCAGGCCCTGCGGTACCCGCCCTAATCTCCTTTGGCGGTTGGCTTATGGGCAGTACCGCCGGAGCCGTCATTGCCCGCATCGCCATCACTGTGGCCGTCGGCCTACTCCAAGCTAACGCCCAAAAGCGCAAAATGAAACGCGCCCTGGGCCGCACTGGCCTAGATACCGGGCGCAGCCAAATGGTGCAAGACCCACTGGCCCCCCGCCGCATCATCTACGGCGAAACCCTCGTCGGCGGCGTCATCACCTTCTACTACTCCAAACCCAGCACCGAAGGCTACCACTACATGGCCCTCACCCTCGCCGCACACCCCATCCACGCCATTACTCAAATCCGCATCGATAACCAACCCGTCAGCCTCGACGCCTCCGGCTTCGTCACCTCCGGCCCCCATGCCGGTAACTTCATCCAAATCCGTAAATACCTAGGTAAACCCGAAGGCGAACGCGACACCGCATGGGAAAACGAACTAGGCACCCACTGGACAAAAGACCACCTCGGCAAATCAATCGCCCGCCTCCACATCCGCCTAAAATGGGATGCCGACAAATTCCCCAACGGCCTGCCCCCCATCACTGCCATCGTCCAAGGCGCAAAACTCTACGACCCCCGCGACCAAAGCCAAAACCCCACCAACCCCGCCACTTGGAAACACACCAACAACGCAGCCCTAGTCGCCGCCCACTTCCTACACACCCGCAAGCACATCCCCTACTCGCGCATCGACACCCCCGCCCTCATCGCCGCCGCCAACGTGTGCAGCGAACTAGTCAGTAAAAAAGACGGCACCCCCGAACTACGCTACCGCGCAAACGGCCTATACACCCACGACCAAAACCCCCTAGAAACCCTCGCCGAACTCGCCGAAACGATGGCCGGCGGGGTCGTCGATGCAGGAGGCCGCTGGACGATCCACGCCGGCGCATGGCGAGCGCCCCTGATGGAGCTGACCGATGCAGACCTAGTCGGCGAGTTTCGCTGCACCCCCCGCGCCAGCTCTGCGGACACCTACAACGCCGTACGAGGCTCCTACTACTCCCCCGTAAATGACTGGGCCCCCGCAGACTTCCCCGCCATTAAAAACGACACCTATAAAACCTGGGACGGCGACCGCCGCCTCTACAAAGACGTAAGCTACCCCTTCATCACAAGCCCCAGCCAAGCCCAACGCGTCGCCAAAATCGACCTCGAACGCGCCCGCAGCTCGCTCGTAATCGAAGCCGACTTTAACGCCCGCGCCCTACGGCTCCAACCCGCCGACACATTCACCCTCACCCGCCCCCGCCTCGGCTGGCAGCAAAAAACCTTTGAAGTCTTAAAATGGCAATTAAAGACCGAAGCGGCCAGCGAAGCCAGCGGCCTTGATGCCGCCGCCGCGCCCACACTCAAAGTCACCCTCACCGCCCAAGAAACCGCCCCCGCCATCTACAACTGGAATGGCGGCGAAGAAACCACCATCGACCTGACCCCAAACCTCGGCACCGCCCTCACCCACTACGTCGCCCCCGTTACCGGCCTAGCCCTTAGCCAGCCCCTCGCCGCCGAAGAAACCGCCCTGCCGCGCATCAAAGCCACTTGGCACCAGTCGAGCGACCCCCTCGTAAAAAGTGGCGGCTTTACCGAACTCCAAGTCCGTAAAGAACAAGAAACCATCTGGATACACTGGAGCCGCCTCCCCGGTAGCCACACCCAAGACTTTGTAAACGACATCCCCGTAGGCACCCTCCTACACCTGCGCGCCCGCCACATAAACCAAGCAGGCGTGCGCAGCGCATGGGCCACTGCCTCCATTACCCCCCTGGCCACCAACCCCACACTCGACCTCTCGCACTGGGCCCTAGGCCGCATGAGTAACGGAGCGTTCCACTCCCAACACCTCGTCATTAAAGCAAAGGCTGGCGGCCAACCCTACCCGGGTAAAATCTCCGTGCGCCTCCAAGTCAGCCCCACCGAGTTTCATACCCACGCCTTCCACCACGGTTCCGAACTGTCCTTCCAGCTCCACCAAGGCTGGGGTAACGTCATCAACATCGAAGTGGGCTTGTATAAGCCGACCGCGCCCGCGCCCAACTGGCCCACACTGCCGCCCAACCCCGTCGAGACCAAGCTCATCCCCGTTATCAAAGACGGCCAAGACGGCATGAACGGTGCGCCCGGTGCCCCGGGCGGCGGCGGCCCCTTCACCCTCACAGTCGAGAGTAACCTCTCCATCCTTAACCTCGGCGGATCGGGCACTTACCCGATGAATACCGTCGTCCAGTTGCAAGCCCCCTACCAAGTATCCTATGGCAACACCATGCGCTACTTCAGCGGCTGGTACGTCTACGGCGGCGGCGCGAGCAACTGGCTCTCTAGCACAAGCAACCTCATTACGCACATCACGATGCACGGCAACTGTATCGTACGCGCAAACTACTAATAGTTTAAATAACCCGCTTGCGCCCGCAGCCCCATGCTAATCCTTGTAAACAGACAAACCGGCGAAATCCGCCCTGCGCCCACCGCAGACACGATTGGCCCGCACCAAGCCCATAAAGACGAAGTCTTAATCGATAGTGCCCACCAAGTCTACAAGCACGAGACTGGGGAAGTGGTGGAGGTACCCCCGTGGACACCCACCGAGCCTGTAGACTACCTCCCCGCCCGCCTGTCCGCCCTCGAAACGCGCCTCGCCCAGCTCGAAACCGCGCTCAGCTCCGCTGCGACGCCCGCCCCCGAAGCGTGCGAGCGTCACAGCCCCCTCCCAAGAGGGGGGCAGTACCAAAGTCCCCCACCGCCCTTCCCTGACCGAAGTGCTTCCTTCTAAATAGGAAACATAAGCTGTTTCCCTTCCCCTTGCCCCTCAGGACGCAGGCCCATCCACTCCTCTAATTCCCCAGGCGAGCGCAAATTGTGGTACCGCGAAAAAATCACCTCCTCGCTCGTGCCACATTCGCGCGCCACGGAGGCATCATCTTTACGCAACTGCACCAAATGCGAAATACACGTATGCCGACAAATATCAGGCACCCAATCTAAGCCCCCCGCCGCCGCGCAAATCTCACGCCTCGCGCGCACCGTTAACGGCTCGCATTGCTGCGGCCAGCCCGCCCCCGCCAACCACCCTATTGCGACTGGCAGCAGCTCCACATTCCTATCGGCGCGCCCGCCCATCTTCCCCCCCTCAATCCGCGCCATGCCCCCCACTACCGCGCCGGCCTCATCTCGCTCATAACGAATCTGCACGCCCCTCACCTCGCTAGGCCGCGCCGCGCCGACGAAATTCATGGCAATGAGCGCGGGTAAGTAACGCCCCCCGTGAGCCCCCCTTGCCGCCTCCAGAAGCCGCGCCAATTCGCCTACGCTCCACACCGCAGGCCGCGCCCTATCCCTCCCCGCATCGGGCCGCCTCACGCCGCTGACCGGATTAAACGCCAACCACTCCTTTTCGACCGCCCAGCTACAAAACGCGCTCGCCGCCAACAAATCATTAACCCGCGTCTGCCTTGAAACCGCCCCCTTCCCCCGTGAGCCAAACCGCCCCCCTCGATCGCGCAACTTGAGCACTGCCGCGCGATCAACCTGGTCCATGCGCTGCAATCCGGCCACCCGCGCCCACAGCCCCAGCCTCGCCCTCAAATTAGCGACCGTCCGCGGCCTAGCCTGTGCGACACCCTGCATATGGGCCAGAAACGCGGCAACCGCCACCTCAAACATCATCGGCCTGTTTGCACTAGAGCTAGGCACCTGTGGGTGGGGAAAACCATGCGGTGGGAACGCTCTCCTAGTCGCCCAATTTTGCACCCACCCGGTCGCCGCCTCGCGCAAGCTGACCCCCCTAAACCCCGCCTTATCGAGCAAGCACCTCGCCTCCAAGGCATCCGCTCGCATTTGCGTTTGGATAGCGACCGCCTCGGCCCCCTCACGTAACAAACGCGCCTCCAACTCACGCTGATAAGCCTCAGCCTGTTTTCGCTGAGCGAGAGGGAACCACTTAACGACCCGCTTCTTTTGCCCCGTCGCGCCTCTGCGTGAAGGATCCGTGTAGGAAACCATAATTTTACGACTTGCAGTGGTATAAAGCTTTACAAGCTGCCTCAT